AGAACGGAGGACATTGGGAAAACAATGCCAGTAGAGACTACGCTAAAGGACGCGTATTCAGGTCGACAATCGAGCCAGTACTCAAATCCATAAACGCATTCATGTTGGAAAGTAACATGAATTGGAAGCACGATGGAAGACACTGGCGAATCATAAGAGTGATAACACCAAAAGGAACGTCGTATAACGAATCGTTCTTTATGGATGTGTCACTTAAGGAGTTCATTATTGGTTGAAAAAAGAGGGGGATAAAACCCTCTCTTTTATTTTTTTGTTTATTTTATACACATACCCTACAACTTACCAGCCCAGCAATAAACGTCTTTAATACTATATCGTTTAAGAAGCGACAATAGTATTGAGTTTAGTTTTACGAATTTTTTGAATTTGGGGATAATGGTTCAATATGATTAGTACTAGCATTCGGTTAGTATTATTAATATTGGTAGTAGAATGGGGTTTACAATGAGCAAGGAATTTTCGAAATATTTGGATAATTCTGGATTTAGTTTTCTTGAATTGTTTCATGATGATTTTGATACACATTCGTTGAGTGCTTTGATTAAGTCAGCGCAGGAGAATGTTTGTAATTTTAATATTGTTGACGATGATAATATTGACATTCATGTTAAGCTTGCGATTGAGGGTATTTTTGAGACTTTCCATATTATGAGTCTTTTAGCTGAGAGCATTGTAGTTCTTATGCCTAACGATGATGGTAAGAAGACTATTTTCCTTAACGATGTTTGCAAGAAGATGAAGCGAGTTTCGGTTGAGGTTGAGGAGAGTATTTTACGAAATCTTTTTGAGTTTGCCGATCTTGAGAATGGAGGGATGGTATCTGAGGAGGGTAAGTATTTTTAGTAGTGCTTACAGATTAGAGTTAGACAGTTTCACAAACAACTAGAAGAGCTCATTAGAGAGTTCTTTTAAAACGGAGGTTAATGAGATGAAGAGCGAGCAAATAGTCAGTCCTGGGAATTTCCACATAGTTGCTGAGCGGTCTTTAAGCGGAAAGATTAATCCTCTTGGAGTTATCATTAAGCCACAAGGTTTTGACTTAAGTGGAGATTGCAATGGTGACAATCTTCTTGATGAAGTCAGGAGAGTTAGGGATTCTAATACGGGAGTGGTTTTAAGTACTGAAAACGTTTTAAGAATGTTTGATGAGATTATCTTTGTAATGGCATCAATAGAGATTGCCAATCATGGAAACTCAGAAAACACAGGTCTTTTCTTAAAAGATGTATCAGCGCAGTTGTTGAGCAATTTCAATACTTCCACAGAGAAGCTATTGGAAAAATCAGAGAAATCAGATTAATTCGAATCTGGATTTCGCTATTAGTGGGAATGTCCTAAAAGGAGCAATCAAATGGATGAGACCAAACTTCAGATCAAATTGTCAGTTACTCACGGGTACAAAACCGTTTACATGGAGATAGTGACTGCGGTTATTGACAAGCTTAAGGGATATCAAGATATCCAAGAAGCACTTTTTTCGTGCAGAGACAACGAGCGAATGCGGCAACTTTTGGATACGTCCAAAGACCATTCGATTGAGATTTTCTGCAAATCCAAAGAAGCGTTGTCTTTTAACAAAGGAGTAGCGAGCGAGCAGGATCGGAATAAAGAAGGTGGCCCGATGTGGAAGTTGAGAGCGTCGCTCGAAGAGAGGACCGCTGAGAACAACTTGCTGAAAAGTCAGCTCGATATTGCGCTCAAGGCCATTTCGAGAGTTACGCTGGAGTAATTTTGCAAATCTAGGCCATTGAGCAGAAGAGCATTATTATACATGTAGAACAAGAATTAGCTTGTTCTGCATGTGTAATAAAAAAGGAGGCTTAACGATGTTGTCAGATTACATGAAAGAAGCTAGATCTTTTTCAATGAAGTCAAATTCAAGAGAAAGAGAAGTTGGATTTCATGCTTCTTCTGGTGGGTATTGCTTGAAGAAATTAATTATTGAGACTTTAATGCCTCAATACAAGCAGGCTTTTTCTGAAGAAGTTTTATCTATTTTTGAAATTGGACATGAAATCCACGAGAAGCAAGACAAGGATCTTCGCCTTCTTGCCCAAGAGAAAGCGGAGTTTTTATGGATTCAGCCGTTTAGAATCAAAGCAATGAGCAATATATTGCTTGATTTATTCGAAGAGAGGAACAAGGACACTGAACACAAGGTTACAAGTCCAATTCCTCTTTGTGTGTTTGGAACGCCTGATGCCATTATCTACGATTTCAGCACAAATTCTCTTTTGATTCCAGACTTTAAGTCAACAAACGGAAGATCCTTTAGCTACAAAGTAAAGGGTTCTAAAAGTTTGCCAAACATGATTCAACTTGGCACATACATTGAATCAATTGTTTCAAAACTAAAGTCAACGGGAATGAATATAGATATTGAAGAGGCTTCGATAATCTATATTGACAAGGATGATTACTTCAACAAGGGGAAATTGTCTTTGTGTACACATCTATATTCAGCTGAATCAATTTCTTCTGCTGCTCAAACTTACTGGAAAAATGCAGGAGATGCTTTATATGATTTTGTTTCAAGTCTTGGAACAATCATGCCAAGCACACAAATTGCAACAGGCTCCAATAAGTGGATGTGTAATTATTGTTCAATTTTCAAGGACAAGACCGAATGCAATAAGGCAATTGATCTTGTTACATTGAAAGAGCTGAAAGGTGAAGCAATTGATTGATTCAGGAAATTCCGCAGAATTAAATTTGTCTATTTGGCAAAAAGTCGATAAATCTGATCCTTCTCAATTAAAGAAGGTCAACCAACGTGGAGGTTATCTTTCAATTGATGCATATCCTCAAATCAAGAAAGCAACAGAAATGTTTGGTCCAATGGGAATTGGATTTGGTTTGAAGGATATTAGTTACTCAATAGTTACTGGAGATATCTCCAATAGAGACAATCCCGACAAAAGAGGTGAAATTCTTATTTTGGAGAGTACCTTTTGGTACAGGTACCCAGATTCAAACATTATGGGATATATCCCAATGTTTAATCAGGGGGAATTTGGAACAAGTTTTAGCAATGATGAAACGTTCAAGAAGTTGATCACAAATTCAATAAGCAAAGCCTTAAGTTATCTTGGCTTTAATTATGATGTATTTTGTGGATCTTGGGACGATGACAAATATGTCAACAGGCCAGATATTCCTGCTCCTGCTTATTTACTTGAAAATTATAAACGATTGATAAATTGTGGCTTATTCAATAAGTCACAAATTTCAAAAGTTAATAAGTTCCAAGTAGATGCGGGTTGGACTATAGTAAGTGTAAGTAATTCAATTAAAGCTTGTATTGAAAAAATACAAAAGAGCGACATTGAAGTACCTACCTTATTGGAAGAAGGTGAATCAATTGGGGTTCAAGAGAGTTCCGTACAAGACGTTAATGAGACTGAGAAAGAAGAAGAAAAGAAAGGAGCCAATCAAACTTGACATTAGTGAGCAAATCGCTCATGCTATTTGTGCCCTTGAATTAAATGTGATATACTCACATCAAATACAAGGTTGCATTCGGGACTGGATTTGCCAAAACTACAAACAGGTTAATCCAGAAACAATTCAACGAGTATTTAGGCGAATGGTAAATGACCCTGAGCATGTCATTGAAAAAAAGAAATCTGGAAGATTTATTGAATATCGGGTTAAAAAGCTTTTCGACCTGGAATTTGATAAAAAACAACTAGATTTGTTTTGAAAGGTGGACCAATGGGATTTTTGCCTTCAAGGAAGAGAGTAAAGAGCTTTCTTCATAACTTCAAAAAGGAGCAAAGAGAAATGAGTAACATTTCAATCACGTATGCACAAGCGCGGAGTCTTGTTGATACTGGTGCCATGAGTGAAGACGCTTTTAACAATCTTGTAGAAAGTGGAGTTGTCAGTGTGTTCAATTTCCGGAAACTGAAAAACTCTTATCCTACGATTGTAAAGGAAGTCCATCAAAAGATGCTTTCTATTGCAAACGAGAACGAGTTGGAATTGTATAGCGCTGGATTTGTTCCTTCCATTAAGTGGACAGCAAATAAGATTAAAGTTAGCGACGAAGTGGTCGAGTAGCACTATTAGGTAAATCTTGCCTTAATAGCGCATTCAAATAAAGAGGGGGATAACTCCCCTTCTTTTCTTTCAAAGGAGTAAGCAATGAGTGGATTTAAGCGTGATGAGACGGTTGATGGTGGTGGGTTTCGTGGGTTAATCCCTGATAACACAACTGTACCTTGTGTCATTGTTGATGCAGGCGCAAAGTTTGTGAAAATCAAACGAGGCGATAATGCTGGAAGGGTTGCAAGAATTTACAATCCAGTACTTGAAGTAATTTTGGGCAAGTTCAAAGGTGCTCGAATTTATGGTGATGTTTGGTGTAACGTTGAAGTCAATCCAGCAACAGGAGATCCAGACATATTCGGTTCTCACAGTATGTTCTGTCTTCTTTGTGATATCACTCAAACATTTGATAAAGATGATGGAAATTATCCAATTGCGGCAACGGAAGATGAAGCAATTGCAATTTCCCATAGATTTATCAAAAAGCCAATTTTGGCTACAGTCGGAGTAAGTTCGTATGTTGGTACTCGTGGAAAGAACACGGGAAAAGAGATTCAGAAGAACACGGTAAAGACTTTTTCTGAAATGACTGAAGATCAGAAAGAAGCTTCTAAGAGTTTTATTGTTTCTGTGCTTTCTCGTTATGCAAAGTATCAGGCGAAGAAAGCTGCTGAGTCTGGTGCTACAGGTTTTGAAGACAATGACGAAGATCTTCCCTTTTAGGAATACTTGAACTTGCTTCTGCGCTTTTGGCGTCAGATGGCCTTTGGTGTGGAAGCATTAACTTGCAAACAGGAGGAAAACAATGAACAAGACAATGGAGCAACTAGTTAGAAAGTACAATAAGGGCAATTTTCAGTGTCAATATAATCAGATAAGTTCACTTAAAGGATCGCCAAGATTTATTGGAAGTGGGTTTTGGTGTTATAACAACAAACTTACTTCACTTGAAGGAGCTCCAGAATTTGTTGATGGTAGTTTCTGGTGCCAATTTAACGAACTCACTTCACTTGAAGGAGCACCCAAGACTATTGGTGATAGTTTTCGGTGTTACAACAACAAGCTTACTTCGCTTCGGGGATCTCCAAAATTTGTTAATGGCAATTTCGAGTGCAACGATAACAAACTCGTTTCACTTGAAGAATCTCCGGGATTTGTTGGAGGTGATTTTTCGTGTCAATTTAACGAACTCACTTCACTCGAAGGAGCTCCAAAAACTGTTGGTGGCAATTTCAATTGCTATAACAATGCAGTCAAATTCACAGAAAAGCAAGTTCGTGCAGTTTGTGATGTCAAGGGCGAAGTGTTTGTTTGAAAATCAAATAAGTAAAATGCTTCTATAGCTCAAATGGCTAGAGCGTTGGTTTTGTAAACCAGTGATTCGGGTTCGATTCCTGGTAGGAGCTCCAAAACAGGAGGAAAGAAAATGAAGAATCAAATTAAGATTGACGGCGTGACTTACGTCGCCAAGGTCTACATGCAAGAAGACGATGCATGTCTTGTGCGCACGCAATCAGCAGGCGTATTTTTTGGCACATTGCCAAACTGGAATAATGGCAAGATCGGAACGATGCATAATGCAACAAGAATTTTCTATTGGGTGGGAGCTGCCTCACTGTCACAAATGGCAATGGAGGGAGTCACTCATCCGAACGATTGCAAATTTGCCGTTGAGGTGCCCATTATATACCTGACCGAAATCATCGAAGTGTTGCCACTCACAAGAGCAGCATATAAAAATCTCGCGGCGGTGCCAAAATGGAAAGTATAGGCAACGACAGCGGCAACGGTAGCGGCAACGGCTACGGTAGCGGCAACGGCAGTAACAATGGCAACGGCAGCGGCAGCGGCTACGGCAGTGGCTACGGCAATAGCAACAGCAGCGGCAGCGGCAGCGGCAATGGCAACGGTAAGGGCAACGGCTATGGTCATGGCAACGGCTACGGCAACGGCCGAGGTGACGAAGATAGCCACTACGATGGCACAGGAGGCAGGAAATGAAGACGAAGCTTTTGGTAATGTTACTTGCCCTATCACCACTTTTGGTGGTAGGGCAGACGTCCACAATATCCCGGTACTGGCATTGTCCACCGCCAACAACTGGATCTCAAGTCACCGACTATCACTGGGAACTGAACACGGGTTCTGTCTGGACGCCTTACGCCACGACGGCCGTCGAGAGTGTTACAATTAACATTTCGCCGAACGTCGTCTATACGGTACGTGTACGAGCAGGAGACGCACAAGGACACCTTGGACCGTGGTCCCCGGTGAGCTTGCCAGACCAGTACACGTCGCCCGGTGGATGTGGTTTGCCATGGGTAACAAAGTGATTGCAACGTTGTCTGGTTCAAATAAACGAAAAAGAGGAAATAATGTTAAATGGAACTGCTCCTGCAACACTCTTGAAGAATTATTCTGAAATATTAGAAGCACTACGAACAACACGAAATTTAGTTGTTACATATTCACCACACAGTCGTGATTATTTAAAGATAAGAGATTACTACCATGACTTAAATATGCATTCCATGCGAGTAAAGGAGATAGATCGGCTTATATCTGCTTATATGAATTTAGCAGAAGAAGTAAGCAACCAATAAGAAGATTAAATAACCCAAGTCAACCAAAAGAGTACTTAATAACTCCAATAGAAATATTGGAGTTTTTAAGTGTTCACAACAAAGGAAGTTGAAAATGAAAAAATCAGAATATTACAGCAGCATTGGGAAGATTGTGCTAGTTGATGCAATTTTAGAATTAAAGAATGTTGAAAATTATCAAAAGAAGCAATACGTAAGAATTGAACTTCGAGAAAAAAAAGCAGGCTGGATTGTTGGTTATCGGGTAATTCAGAAAGCAGTACTTAATTCAATTTCTGATAAAAAAGAAGAACACATAAAGTCTACTTATCATGCACTAGTTATCTTTGATCCGAAATCAAATCCAAAGAGGGTTTTGTTTTTCGATTATAAGGAAACAACTGAAATTCCAAAATCTCCGTATGCCTGGCCAGAATACGTAATTGAGGAGCTCAAAAAGAATCCAGAAAGCTATCTTCCAGAAAGAGCCAAAAACGGGAGGTTCAAGAATGGATGAGCAAATCTTTAAATATTCAGAAGGGATTGATGAAGAGGTGGGATGCTATATTACTTACGGCAAAAGTAAGAAGTATTTTAACCCTAGTAAAAACCGTGGCCAAATGACAACATGCCCAGTATGTAAAAGTTCGCTTATCGAAAGAAAGAACTCATTTTCGAATAGTTTCTTTCTTGGATGCAGTAGTTATCCAGAGTGTACTTTCACGTGTTCAACAGAGAAGGATTACACCTTCTCAAACAAAGGAGCAAGTAACAATGAGTAAGCTTTCACTTTCCGGAAAATCCTACAAGGTAGACAGAGAAAACATCTTCGAGTTCAAAAAACCAGAAGAGACAAATAGTTATTGTCCTGTATCTCATGAAAACGTTCTGAGTATGGCAGAAGAAGCTATTGTCAATTCAGGAAGTAAAATAACTGGAATTGACATTGGCGTCAGAGATCAAATTGTTAACGATCGCATGATTTACGGTGCAAAAATGTTTTCAATAATCTCTGTAAATCATGCAGCTGATGAAGCAGGAGATGAAATTGGAATCGAAGTTGGTATTCGTAATTCCTATGACAAAAGTATGTCAATTGGGATTATTTCTGGATCTTCTGTTTACGTTTGTGACAACATGATGTTCACAGGAACTTTATCTTCAGTCAAGAAGCACACGCCCAATGTATGGGATGAATTTCCAATAATGATTTATTCCGTTGTTGGATTTATTCATAAAATGCATGATCTTGATATGCTCATAAGATCAAGATTTATGGATGTACAAATAAGCACAGAACGTGGGCTTGATTTTCTTGGATCACTTGCTGCCAGGAATGTAATTCCATATACAAATGGCAGAAACTCTATCTTTGCAGATTCAATTAAGGAGTGGGTAGAGCCTTCTTTTGGTGAGTTTAAAGATAGAAATGTTTGGTCATTATATAATGCATGTACCCATGCCTGCAAGAAGTCACCTTTTATAAATTTTATAGAAAATAATTCTATAATCACAAATAAATTTAAATATATGTTTGCTAAAGACATTAGTGAAAAATACAATGAAATCAAAGAGAACGTCCTTAGAATTCGTAAGAGTGGTTAAAGGAAAGGAAGTGTTGAAGTATGAGCTTTTGTCCAAATTGTGGACGTCCATGTGTTGCGTGTAGCAATGAAGCGGAAAGCTTTAATTTGTTGTCGTTGCCAAAAGACATTCGCCATTTGATAACAGTAGTACTGAAGAAAATGAATTTGAACAATGAAACAGATCAAAGTATTTTGATCAAGGGGCTTGTTCCATACAAGGGCAAGCCTCTATTTATTTCAAATGCATTGAAAGAGTACTTGGTAATGAAAAACCCACCAAGATCAATTCCCTATCTGGTTGCTATAGTAAAGGGAAAGTCAATCAGTAAGCCAGATAGACTTAACGCACTACCGCCATTGATGAAAGAGGAGGAAGACATTTGAAAAAATCCAATCACAAGTCAATTCAATTTGGAGACATACCAAGGGGAGCAATAGTCACTATTAGCGGAAGGAGTCGATTAGGCTGTGACCTTATAGCAAAACACGGAAGCCGATGGTTAGTGAAAGGTTCTAATTATTCAACGTTGTTAGCCTTTTCCGAACTCTCAAAAAAGAAGATTATTATTCGTAGCTATATGGACAAGGATTTTCAAATTTTGGCAGTAAGCAACAACTCAATAATCGTAACAAGGTAGAATCACGGAAGATGTTCTTATTCAGAAAGGAGTGCATCTAATAACGAGGCAATTTCCTTAAAACAAAAACCAACTACATCTGTTTTGGTTTGTCTTCTCGGCATTGCACAACATTGTCGAGATAAACAGGGGAGCCGTAGCCTAACGCACGGCTTCTCGAACTACTTAAAAAGGAGTTTAAGATGGACGAGAAAATAGTAAGCAAATACCTTTCGGGGATTATTGCTAATAGAAACAATTTAGATAAATCTTTTTTACCATACATGATGAAATTCGATGATGACCGATTCAACTTTATTGCCAACGCCATTACTAATTTGTTTGACAACGGAAGCACGTTAAGCGATTTGATTATAATCGAATCAATTAAGAACCTGTTTCTGGAAATTGGAGAAATTGAGCAGTGGAATGGTCCAGTTAGTGATTGGTTTGAATCATTTGTATATACCAGCATGGATTCAGATATCCCCATACCTGAAGTAGAGGAGTTGTATACAATTCTTCAAAGGCAAAGGTTATCAGATCAAACAAAAAAGATTTTAATTGGAATCATTGACAAAGACAATCTTAATGAAACTGACCTTGATTCTGCTCAAGAGAAGTTGCGATTAATCAAAGCCGTTTATCCTTCAAAGTCTGCAAAGCTAGATAGCCAGACAGCCGAGGCCGTTTGTGATGCACTTGACAATAGCTCCAGTGTTATTCCTTATGGAATAAATTCAATTGACAAAGCCATCGGCGGTATTTGCAAGAAGGAGATAACTATAATTGCGGGAAGGCCTGGTCATGGAAAGACATCAATTGTTTGTCAATTTGCTTTAAATTGGATCAAGGATGGGCAAAAAGTTTTGTTCATCTCAAAGGAGATGTCAATAACCAGATTGCTGCACAAGTTCTTTTCAAACATTGGAAGCATTTCGGCAAACGATATAAAAATGGGAGCAATTGATGACAGGGACTACTTGAATTCAGTTGCTTGTAGCTTTGTAAACAAATACAAAGATCATTTATTCTTGTATGATAACGTATACACTGTTGGAGAGATTGAAAAGTTGGTTCTGAAGCATAAACCAGATGTAGTTATTGATGACTTCATTCAGCTTGGCACTTTTGAAAAAAGTTCTCGTGATTTAAGATCCGGGATCTTGAATACAATGAAAAGATACAAGGAAATTTCAAAAGAAAACAATTGTGCATTTGTTGTATTAAGCCAACTCAATAGATCAATTGAGGGGAGAGACGATCCAACTCCAAGGCAAAGTGATCTTGCTGAATCTGGATCTCTTGAGCAGCTAGCTGGTGATGTTTGTTTCATTTACTATGAATACAAAGTTACATTTAACGAATCATTAAAGAATCGTGTGATGTTCATAATATCTAAGGCACGCTTTGGTGAATCAACAAGAATAAATCTTGGATTTGATGGGAATTACATGAAGTATTATTCAATCCCGAACTTCAAGGGTAGGGGATAATATGAAAAATTCTACATACTTACTATTGAGTCTAAGGCTGTTCATTCGAGATAAAGTTGAAGGAGGAAAGAGTGTTATTCTAAAAATTGAAAACATTCTTTCTGGTAAAAAAGAAGCAAGTAATGACGACATTCTTTTAATGGTGAAAGACCTGTGCCGCAGGTACAATATCCCAATTCAGAATGTTTTTAACTCAGCAAAAGAGATGAGGGACAATAATGACGTCTAAGTCTACCTGGAAATCAGCAGAGAGAGAAGTTGCTACTTTTATCAACCCTTTAGACGGAAGGAGGACCCCGTTATCGGGGATAAATTCAGGTGTAACACACGCTGACTGTATGAATGTTGGAAACTTGTTTGTTGAAGTAAAATACAGAAAATCTTTCGCATTATGGACCCTTTATTCTGATACCGCTTCACTGGCGAAAAAGGAGTCAAAGGTACCAATTGTAGTGATAAAAGAAAAGAGTAAGAGTGGGTTTATATTTCTGATTAAAAACAACTTCATTGATACGTTTGTCCAGAGCTATATCAAAAGCAGAGACATTCATGTATCGGGTAACGATGAAGCTACTGTTGGGAATACTGTTCTTAAGAAAATCTTTTCTGGGTCCCCAACTCAGATCTCTTTCTTGAAGAAGCACTTAAGATCAAACTCATTCAAAAAAGATGGGACATTGAGATATCGATGGTGGGAATCATCTGGGGAATTACTTTCAATCAAGCTGGTCCTAGATGAAGGTCTTCAGATTGCCTTGTACGGGACGTTCGCCCATCAGTTTAATGTATCCCTCTCGGTACTCCCAGAGGACATTACAGAGGCATTGAGAGCGTCTCCTGATGATTGAAGATAAATACAAGGAAATTGAAGTAGAATTCGGCTTCAGATTCATTAATCGCAACTTGAAGGACAAAATAAGAAGGATGTCTCGTGAAATATTCAACTTGAGAAAGAAACAGAAAGGAATTGATATGGAAAATGAAACAACAAGAACCATCATCAAGGAACTTGAATCAAAGATATTTTACCTTGACAAAATATTGGAGAAATATAGATGAACAAAATAGCAGACTACAGGAACGAATCAAGAAGAAGGGACAAAGTAATCTCAATAGTTGTTCCAGAAAAAGAAAGAAGCGATGTCGATGGTGTACTAAAAGGGCTTGAACTTTCGCTTGTAGTTTCAAAGAATGGAGGTGCCTTCCGAGTCTCTCGGGATGGCACCGAAGTTCTTAATAACTACATTAAAAAGTTGGAGCTTTACATCTTTAGTAAAATCGAAGGTCTTAATATGGGATCAATTGGAGGTACTACATGTGAAGTCAAAGTTGAATGCCCACATTGTAATACCAAAAACAAAAAACAAAGCAACAAGATAAAGAGTTGTCTATATTGCAACAATTCTGGATTTATTTTAGAATTGAAGAATGTTTAAATCCCCCGCCGAATGGTGGAGCTATGTCCTAGATACTATCTTGGACCCAGACGGCGGGGAACTTTATTGTTTAAATTCTTTGTTCCCTGTATAATTCTTCCCATCATTCTTTAAAACAGACCAGTCGTACTTAACTCCAAGCATTCGCCCTGATTGAAAGAACATCTCTTTTGGATCTCGACTAACAATTGAATTAACTAAACCCTGAGTCTTGCCATACATGGAAAAAGAATGAAGAGCATTGTACTGTAATATGTCCACAATAGAACCAAGGTTCTTTCTGTTTTGATCAGTCAACGCCCTGTCGGTTGTCCGGAACCCACCAGCACCAAGAGCAGAAGAAACAAAATCCATTACTGAACCATCATGAACACCTTGCTCAACAAGCCCAAGTGCAACAGAATCAATCGAACCAAGAAAATTCTTCACCGGAACAGACGCAACATCAAGAGCAGTACCAACCAATGGACCAGTTACATTCCGGATAGGTTGGTTTCTACCATAAAGCAACTCCCAAGACCGATTACGTTTACTCGCTGGTTCATCATCAACAAAGTATGCATACAAATCCTTGATGATATCAATTGCTGGATGAGTTAACGTATTAAATAAAACCAATCCAGTTTTTGACCTTATGAGCTCACGAAGCAAAGACATACCGCCAAGCGTCAACACATGCGACAAGTCGTTGTTGATTGAAAATTTGTTCAATCTATCTTGCGGAAGTCCACCTAGGTTCTTGCTGGTTATCTGACCAGAAAGGGCTCTAACTCCACCCGTTTTGTACAGTGAGTTGACACGGTACATTGACCAGAAAACAGTAGAAGCTAATGACCTTGGGTAATGCTGGAACATTGTTATCCAAGATGTTTTTGAATTTAGGTCCATATAATTTCGGGCAGATTCACTATACTGAAATTGTGTTTGAGCTAAAGCCCTGAACCCTTGACGAATGATATATTTATTTAGAAACTTCTTAAACAATGCAGGTCGTAAATCTTTGTTCTTTTTAGCAGCCTCTACTTCTGCACGATTAAGTTCAAAATTATCAATCAAGCCTTCTGGTATTTGGCCTTTAAGAAAATCATTTCTCCAAGAAGACTGTGCAAACTCAGCAGCTTCAGCAGCACCCTGATTAAAAGATTCTCGTCTATTGGCATTTTCTCCAGTTTCCCAACCAACAGCCCAAAGAGCCTTGCCCCCAATATCCATTACATGGCGTCTCAATGCCGATATAGGACCATGTAAAAAATCATCTCTAATTAAATTATAATCTTCAATATCAGTAGCAGAAAGAACTTCCCGTAAATTCTTGCTGCTTGATGCCCTTACTGAAGGATCAAACATATTAGAGGACCCGAATGCAGTGTGAGCTTCAGCTTCAGCTTCAGCGATAGTGGACTTGTGCTTCTCAAGTAATGCCCTACGTCTCCGGATGTTAGCAATGCCACCATGACTCAAGTACATAAGTATGCCTTCAATTCTATTATTAATAGACGTTGAAATATTTGCGAGCTTAGCGAATACCTGGAAGCTGGTCATTGTGCCGATAGCTTCATCAGCTGTAGTGGATACTTGCTTGTCAAAAATTTGAGACATTTGAGCCATTACTAATTTCTTGACACTTGCAACATACATTACTTCTGGTGAATTGGGATTGTCTATCGCTGCCTTTATGACATTCAAGTTCTCTAAATTCGATACAAGGTCAGATGCTATCATACCAACCGAAGCGGCATGAGAATGAGTAAACATCTCCTCCGCATAGATCTTAATCACTTCAATTGGATCATAGTTGATTAAGCTACGTCCACCTTTTCTTATCTTTGCATGCGCAGTCCTTTCAGAATCTATAAGCTCTCTGATTTTTCCAACAACAGTGCTTGAAGGAGACTTCCCAATTAATTTCCGGACTTTGGAAACAGCCTGAACTCTTCTATACAGGGATGATAAACCCATATTTGGGAAGTAGTCATCTTCTTCCACAAACTGGGTAATATCGCTTGCAGCTTTTTTCGCATCAACATCCGACATAAACATAGAAAGATCGTTGTATACTATTTTATTCAGCTTTGAAGATGCATCAATACCTATTGTACGCAAGTAATCAAGAATATCTGTTGCCTCGGCAAACGCCGATGCAATATTTTCATACTTTGCACTACCACCAAGTCGCCCCGTAATTGTCTTGAACTTCTCGTGACTAATTTCTCCATTAAGCGCCTTGCTTATTAAAATCAAGGCCTTCCCAGCTGGATCTGCATCTGGATTTTGAGACATGTTGAATAGCTGCTGCTTCGCTGCCTGCAACTCTTCACGAGCAACCTCAATCTTTGAATTATCTTTGACTTCTGCTTCTGCCAATATCCTGAATTTAGCATTGGCTTTTTCTATCTTCTCATTAACTAATTGAATATTTTTGCTTGCATCTTTTACAGAAGTTCCAGCTAAAGACTGAAGCTTGTTAGTGAGTATACTGATCCTTGTCTTTAGGTCTGCCATTCTGCCGGCTTTGATATTGTCTGCTTCTGTAAACCGTTCATGAACCCTTCCTAATCCATGGAATTGCCATAAATCCTGAGGCAATAGCATTGCCTTAATTAAAAACTCCTTCATGTGACTTGCGCCTGTAAACACTTTTCTCTTTATTGCGGACTCAAGCGATTTTGTATGAGCTGCAAGGAACTGTGCATCTTTTATAGTGACATGATCAAGACTAGAGTTCAGTATGTTTTCAGCCCAAAACTTCCATTCGATGTTACTTCTTAATCCATTCTTTCCTGCATTAGTCATAACAAATCTAAGCAACTCGTTCTTCATATATGCGTCATAACTGTATCGAAGGTTTTTATAAATCTCCTTATCTTCTTTGGTGAACTCTTTCTTACCAGAGCCAACACTTTTATTACACTCCATTTTAGCATCCACCTTTTCCTGAGTTTTCAGCTCTCACGTCTTGGTCGCGAGAAGAGCGGCCAACGGTTAACGTCTCAATAAAGTCACCAGGGCCGCCTGATCCAATATCGGAATCCCTACCCATGCTCGGCTTAACGCCATCCAGTATCAACTTGACGGCCCTTGATTTTCTTTTATTATTCTCTGCCATCACGGCATTAGCAAGCTTCTGCTCTTTGCCGCTAAATGTACCAACAAGACCACTTGCTCCAGAAGAACTATAGGCATTGGCAGCTTTCTTCTCATCGTAATTCGTAGTTGCAAGAAGCCTGCTCTTCACGATCTTCAAAGCAACTCCATCTTGATCTGATTCACCAGAGTACTCCTTCAAGCTAACCCTTGCAATGGGAATGAGCTTTGATTCAGATCCATCACTCTGAACTATATCAACAACAGCCGCACGCTGTCTCTTTGCAATAGACAAGACCTCTTCTGACATCTCTGCTGGACTTCTTTCATGTAGGACACCAGCTTGCCCAATTGGTACACCAAACAACTTTCTTACCGCATTGTTAGCACGAACTCCACCAACGTTTTCACCAGAAATCGAAATCAAAACATTTGCAGCAGTATTCAGTTCGTTAGGGTTATTGCTGAACCTTAATGCCACTGCGAGCCTACTCTTGTTTTCTCGTTCTATTTCCTTCTGCTTAATCAACGCATTCAATTCAGAAGCATTCCCTTCATATAACGCATCAGCAAGCGTCCTTGAGTACGCCAGCATGCCAAGTACTTCATTAATACGTGGCTCCATATCTACATCACTACGAAGAAGCAAATCTGTTGCAATATTGAACAAATCTCCTGGCATTTTCTTTCTTGTTGGGAACCGCTTGTTGCCACCTGCTGAAATTACTTTTGATTCTTCTGTAATAAGCAATGCAAGCAATGCCGCCTTTATATTGAAATTGTGCAATCCAACTGAAGCCTCTACATCACTCCATTCCTTCAAGTAGTCAGCAACAAGATTCATTACGTCCTTTTGAACATCCTTGCCATAAGCCGCACGGTGACCCTCAATGGAATCATTCAAACTCCTTGCATAGTAGAAGCCTCTCTTCTTCTGGACCTTCCTTGCGGACTTGAGAAGCACGTCAAGCAATCCTTGGTCAAGATTAAGGTCCCCAAGCGCATACTCAGCAGCAGCAACATCTTTAATATTGTCCCAAGCTTCAGAGCGTTCTCTTGGAGTTGAAAACTTCTCCATAACATTTGGATCTTTAATCCGACCATCTTCTATTGCAGTCTTAATTGAACCAATCTCTTTTAATTGTCCAATTAGTTGTCTGGATTTTCTTGAATGATATTCACTTCCGTTAACAGCTTGCTGTGAAGAGTACGACAAGTCTGCTCTAATTGCCTTTTCACGTTCACGAATCCTTGCAAGGTTCCATCCCTTGCTTTTCAACTCTCCTGCAAATTCAGCTATCTCGTCCATGCTTGGCCCAGATTCCCCATATTTATGACTTGCAATATACCTTGCAAGGTATGTGATTTCTTCCAATGCACGTCCATACAGTTCACTTCCTTCTCTTCGATATGCAATACTGTCAAGCTTTGCAACAGCTACGGCTGCATTTTCAGCAATACTTGTTTTGTGTTTCATTGATACAGAAATGTGACTAATACCAAGAGCATCGGATCCTCCTTTTTTACTAGAAGAAACACCCGGTCTATCCACGTTCAAGTATGCATAAATCTGATCTTCAATTGCCTTGTTCATGTTTCCAGAATTCAACATATTCACATAATCAGAAGCAATTGTTGCCATTTGCGCCCAAGTTGAAGCACCCTTGGCATCACCTTCATAAGCATCCTTGTTAAAGTTAAGCAACTTCCTGTAATACGAAACAGCTTCACTCATTGCATCAACAAATTCAGGACGCCATTCTATTTCTCCATCAGTCCCGAAGTAGTCTTGCTTGTTTGCAGCTTCTACAACAAAGAATCTTTTTAGAATCTCCTCAAAGGCGTTAAAGCTTTTATCCCTATAACCCTTCAACTGCTCGCCATGTTCATTTTGGCGATTGTTTCTAAGAAGCCCGTCTTTTGAATCAATTATCTCTTGTACCATCCTGGATACATACATTGAATCAACAATACCTTCATCACTTGAAGACATCTCATCTATTGTTTTATACTTTGACCTTATTACATAGTCCCTTCCGCCAGCAGTAATCCTGACAACTGTTTCATTCTTGATTAACTTCTCAACCAGAGACCCCGCCTTGATGACAGATCCACGTAAGAACTGGGCAACCTGGTCACTTTTTCCAAGAGAGTTGATGTCATTGTTGTTAAACGGGTTCATAGGGCGCCCCAGCGTGTCCCCCACTTGCTCGGATGGCTCAGGGCTATTGATACCAGCGGCAGACCTCAAGCGGTACGCATGGGCCAAGTGAGACGTGGGCGAATTTAACCAGTAGTTGTAGTTATCAATGTCATAATCAGCTTCACCTTTCATGGCACCATCGAAGTAATTCATTATTAGTTGACCAGACATTGACTTGTGTGCTGTTCCCAAAAAGACAAGCGGAATTGTGTCATTAATCCTTGCCGCTGGATACCTTTGAGCAAGACCAACTATCCCCCAAGTCTTTGCCTGAAGCCCAAGACTATTTTTTGAATTCCTGTGGTGGTAGTTATACTTCCCGGTAAGAAGTCCAATAACATCGAATACCCGACCAACAGAATACTTGCCGTTAAGCAAATTATTGGTTCCATCTATCTCATGTATAAGATTACGGAAGTCCTTGCCACGATCACCAAGGAGATACTTATTGAAGCTACTTCCAGCAGCCTTGATATCAGGGCCCGAAAGCGAATTGCCATGAATAATATCAATAACAATATTATTAATTGCCCTTATCTGGCCTTGGCTAGTGGAACTATCCAAAATAGAGAAGATGCCGCCTTCCAATCCTTCGGAAATTCCAGAATTAAGCATTGATTCGATAAAAGAATCGCTATTGCCTATGCGAGTTCCCTTTTCAATGTCAACACGATAAAGACGCCTTGGTAAATACCTGCCATCAAGAAGCCTATCTTGAGCTGCCCTATCTGGGTGATTCAGACCAACACCAGCGCCGTCAGCCATGCGATTGAAGTAGTTCGGGACGGAAGGATCAAACCCAAAATGAACAGCGACATCAGCAGCTACATCTTCATTACTCATGGCTTTAGGAGCCTTGAAGCTAAATGTAATGCCGTCACCATTGCCAGAAAACGAATCATTAAGCATTACGCTATTCATGGCATCTGATCCGACAGCTTCCATTGTATCAAGAATTCCCTTGTAATCAGACGACAAGATATCTTGGCGACCAGCCGCTTCTCTGGACTTGAACAAACTATCAGAAAGAAACCCGCTTTTAAGGACACTCATTGCCTTCTTCTTAAACCAGAAATCGTTAGGAGAGGCTTGCTTACTGTTTCTCAAATAACGCTCAAACATACTTGCACCTGTACCGCCATCACTAATGCCAGCAAATTCCTGTAGGCGCTGCTCATTGGAATACTTTATAAATAGTGCCCTTGCTTTTGCCCGACCTTCTGGAGTCGTATCAAATATCTTCCTTGCCATGTCAACTAAACCAACACCACTTTCTCCACCAATCTTGCCTTCAAAATGTCTTGAAATAATATCCCTAACAACCGAATCGCTTAATGTATTTTCAACTTGATATGCTATCGTCGCCTTGGACGAATGAGGAATCTTGGATGTTCTAACCGATTCAATTGGTATCTCAAATCCATCCCGAACACCGGAAACAGAAGGCACGTTATTTACAGCATCGATGTAAGATATGTCTTTGCCTTCCCTGTTTACTAACGAACCAACTGTATTCACACCCATGAATTTCGTGGCGCTTGTCATTGAGATAAACCCAATATTAAGTTTCTCAAGTATTGCATCCATTTCCGGGTTGGACGTACCTGCATTTTTAGTCAGAAGCGTTCCAATATTTACAGTATTCCCATCTGCATCAGGCATACCCTGTTTAAAGTCGAGTATATGATTCTTTACAACACCTGGAGATTCATCATAACCATTCGAGTAAGCAATTGCCCGAAGAACCGACGAATGGAAGAAGACTTGGCCATCACTTTGAGCCACTCCGGCAAGATCAATCCCTTCCAGTATCTCATCGGTTACAATCACTCCACGAAGACGACCTTCTGAATATCCAACAACCTTGCTCTCGCTATTGGTAGGATCACTATGGTCAATAGCATAAGAATCAAACACCTCCCTGTTGGTTGGGACAAACGACGAGCTGAGTATTTGCTTGTCCCTACTCGCATCCTTCGATGACTTATTCTTAGATGCACGAGCGGGAACTTCTTTCATTCCAGAAATACCAAGCTTGTAATGGTTCATTAAAAACCGAAGAGTGTTCCTTATGCCATCACCAGTGGTTCCCGCTATATTTGGATGAATCTTAAACCCACCAACCTGAGCATCTTTAATTGGACCATTTTTTCTATAAGTAGCCTTTCCGTCAACCGGATCAATAATGAAATTTTTGTCTGCATGGCCGTTAATTAGTATATCTGCAACGCCAATTGCTTCATCACGGGCAGCACCAAGTATAGTGTTGCGCCTTTCGCCCTCATAAAGATTGGCAATCTTCTTGATGTGCTTGCCAAGTGCAATGGCCTCTTCACGAGTAGAGGGAAGATCGAAGACAAGATACCTGTTGGTTCCAGACATTTGCAGGACAATGGACCGGGACTTTCTGCTTGATATTGCCGCACCACGAGACGATCCGTCATCTGGTCGATTAAGTAGTCCATCAATTGGATCAAAAAGATAAGTAAGTCCGCCATTCTCAAGCTCGCTTATCCTTGCAGACTTCTGTGCTTCAACACTTTCACTATGCCTTGACCTCAAACTGTAATTAGAACCAGCCAAAGAAATCATGCCGTCAAGTAACGATATTTTAATTCCAATATCGTCAGACATATGGTGAATATACCCGTCGTTAATGTATATATTCTTTATATTTGTCCCAGCTTCAACTGTTTCAAAGATGCCGTCTTCATTTGGAATATCAGAACTCAAGTCTTTGAAGTCCCCGAACTTGATTAAATCAATTCCTCGTTTTGCTTTTACAGAAGAATACAACCCAAGAAGTTCACTTCTAGATGGAATTTCTGAAATCCTGTTTGTGAGTTCAAATACAGTTTCAATTGTTTTAATAAATTTAGGTATACCGTCCATTGCCGCATTGCGAACTCTCGCAATAATGAATCGCTTTTCACGTACGTCTGGAATATTCGCGCCGTCTTCACCAAGGAGTGACTCAAAATTTAGAGAAATTCTTGGCGACTTCCTGCGCAAGTGATCAAACTCATCAGCATCGACACTGCGGTCATCACGAAAAAATGACTCAATTGCACTGTCTGCAAAATCAGTATCACTCAAATAGCTATTGGCTTTGTCTATTGCAAGCCGAAGCCTTGCGTCATTATCAGACATTGAGAAATCAAGATTATTCTTCATTAGTTGGGACACCTGATACCAATCGTAAGCCGTAACACGATTACCGCCGAGGTGCTCCATTAAACGATCTTTTATTCTGTAAAGCTTAGACTTGTCTGCTGGTGAGAACTCACGATTTTCTATTGCATCAGCAATCTTCTCAATAAAGTCAACAACCTGAAGTCTGGCATGAGTGTTTTGTATACTAGACCTTGCCGTAGCCAAGTCGAGTAATGCAGATGAAACTCGATCTAAATTTTCCTTGCCGTAAATTACTCCATATTCAGTCGGTCCAGCTTCTCCAGACAAGATCCCTGCATTCTCAAGTTCTTTAATAATTGGCATTAAGTAATTCTTGGCAAAGTCCGAACTCGACTTTCTAAACTCTTGTGCATCTAGACTTTCGCCAGAAGACAGTGCTTTGATTCGTAGAAAATCAATAAGCTTATCCTCTGGAGATGAATTAATTGACACCTCCGTCTTGGTTCTTCCATTAACATCTTCAAACGTTTCTGGCTTGGAATTGCCCATTACGTTGAGATTCATGTAAACAGTTCCCTGTACAGGATCGTCGTAAATAAATCCGATCTTTCTCAAAAAATCAAACATGGAGTAAACATCTCTACCGACCTTGGAGTACTTGGCTCTCATGATATGATATTCAGCATCAGACATTCCAATATTGTCTGCGAAGTCAATACTCATGGCCAGTCCAAGGCCTTCTATATTCCAAGAGCTTATACTGTGCTCACTCGATCCCAAGCCAACTTCAAGAGGCATCTGCTCAACATATTTCATCGCTTCTTCAACTGAAAGATCACTGCCCTTTTGAGAGTTGTAGCCATATGTCGCACGAAGCAGTTTTAGAAAGTTCCTCAACCCGGTAATACTATCAGGAGACATTCCAGCTTCACGGAGTAGCTTCTCATCAATACTTCTAACAACACGGAGATTGCCCTTTATCTTGACAAAGTTACGCTGAATGGCGGCCTTTTCCAGATCCTCAAACCCAGCATAACCAAGCGCAACATCGTTCTTTACAAGACTGACAGGCCTTCCATCAACAAATACCGACTTGACTGATGTTGCAAATCCAGAACGAATGAGATTATCAAGCTCTCTCGTTACATGCGGAGTGTCTAACCCGCTTCCGTTTAGGGATTCCTTCATCCTTGTATTGATGTCAGCAAGAACTTCAATAACAGCAGACGCCTGTTCTCCAGTAAACGGTTCAGTACTGCTATTGTAGTCCACCGTTGCCTGATTGGTAGTAGCTGCAACATCAATCAACCTGTCAAGCATCAAGCCAACGAGATTCTTGTCAAGCCCATGCATCTGTTCTTCTGTAAGTGAGTCAAGGTTTCCCATCTTGACAAGCCCAATTGAATTAGACGGATTGGACAATACTTGCTGTATTCTGTTGAACCCTTCTGCCCCAAAATCAGAAAGAACATTTACCATCTTTGTATGATGCACATTCAAATAGTTCATGATAAACGAATCATCAATTGCTGTTCTTGGTGCGGTCATGTCGGTAATAATATTAGACCGAACGGCTTCCTTTTTCATAATGGCTACTACTGTAGCCAAGCTTTGAACAATGTCGCTCTTTTCGTTGCGAAGGTCTTCCGCAAGCTTGTTGTCGTTTGGTTCAGATATTAACTTGTTGAGACTTTCAAGAGCATGACCTTCAGGAAACTTAACACCGGCTTCCTTCAGTACACCAAGAACAGTAAACAACTCATTGACCCTTGCCTCTGACCTTGGATCTGCGACTTCTGCACCTGAATTCACAATCCTCATTGGCGTAATATCGGATTCTTTAACTTCATGAAGACTTGAAAACAGTTTTGCTGTTTGTGGGTCCTTACTGTCAAGTCCAAGCATTCTTGAATTGCTTTGCGGCTTGCTTGTGAACAAGTACGAATCGCCAATATCTACACCCATTATCCTGAGTAACTCTTTGTTTTGAGAGTCGGCCATGAACCTTTCTGATGGTGTGATTCTTGAATCGTAATTCACATTTCCAATTGGCTTACCCGGCATCAAGTGCAGTCCATGCCCACCACTCATTGCAGAGAATGCAAAATGAGATAACACGTCTGACATGTGGGTATCTCCAGACTGCAACCCATTGATCATATCAAGACCACCAGTACCAAAAAAGATCGAAGCTGTTGTCATTGCATTTATGCCAATATCTCCCAATGCTCCACGCTTCAACCCGACCCAGTTCATCTCTATAGCACGCTCAGCTTGCGATGTGAGAAGAGCTGACAGCTTCTTGATAGTCCCAGACCCAGCTTCATCAATAATCTTGCCATCGCCACGACGTAGGGCCCTGTACAATTCCCCTACAACAGATTTCATTTCGCTTCTTGTTGTGATACCACCAGCAGAAGCCAGAGCAGCAAGACCGCCACTACTTTCTGTTTTGATCAACTTTTCTGCAATTAGGGCAAGTGAAGCTGGATCTTCTGCACCAAGTTTTGCATAATCAATAAGACCACGGCTCCGTAGCTTCTCCATTATGGACCCACTACCACCACGAACCCCTCTTTTGAATTCTGAAAAAACAGAATTAACCTTTCCAGACTTCTTCAAGAACGATTTAATCTCTTTTTCGAAAACGTTTGCGGACCCTTCTGTCATTCCGAATGCAGCCTTAAACAATGTCTTAATTTCACCATTCCTACTTGGCTTAAACAGCTTCATTGGTACAGTGAACATCGATCTACCGGCATTCAGGAACGGGATTGCACCACCACCAGCAAAGGCAAACGCAGTGACAGCAGATCTTCCACTATCAGATACACCTTCCTTTGCCATTTCAACAAGATTATCAAGGCTGTAATCTGCGGTTTCACCAAGTCTTTTAATTGTTCCCGTGATAAAAGTATGTGTCGCAAAACCAATAGCTTCTTCCATCCCGTTTTGAAGGACAGCACCGACACGACCACTGAGTCCTTTAAGAATGGGTGATCCCTCCGCCAGTACTTCACTCCAGGTTTTAGTTCCTTTAATTATCGCATTGACTGCATCATCAGCACCGTTAAGTGTTTTTTTCAAGATCCCTGCAACAATGTCACTATCTCCAATTATACGCATCAAATCGTCTGATACGTTGTCTACGATACCTTGCTTAAGCCCAGCACTAAAACCTTCTTCAACAAGTTTGGTCGCCTCTTTTGCTGCAAGACCTCGCCTTTGATTGTAAAAAGCTTCTCCAGCTTTCTTGACCCCATCTCCAATTACCTTTTGAATTTCTTTCTCTTTACTAGCAAGACTGCGCAACTTGGCCTTCTTGCCCATTGCCTTTGCAATTCTCTGGGAATTGGATTGAATCCCTGCTTCAACTTCAGCAATAGAGTTGATCTTTGTTGAAGTCTTTGCAGACCGTTCGGCAAGCTGAATTTCTTTCTTTGTTGCAAATAGTTCAGCTCTAACTTTTTGAAGCTTGCTCAGTTCTGAAGTTGTTGCAGCAATTGCCTTTTCAGAATTCAAGGAACTCTTGGCAACCCTTACTTCCTTGGACAACTTTGAAATAGCTCCAGTTACTCCAGTTGCCCTTCGACCAACTTTGCCGCCAATGGCAAAAGTCTTTCCAATAAGATTGCCTTCCTTGAGTACTGCTCCAGCCTTTCCAGCAGCACCAAATATTCCACCAGCAAAAAATGAAGCAACAACACCGCCAGCCTGTGCATATTTACCAGCTTCAGTGTCAACGTCACGCATACCTCGCATGAAATCAGAAAATCCATTATTACCACCAAGCTTATTCAAGGCAAAATCAGGGATTCCAAGAAGCAAGCTATCGGCAAAGTTCCATACGAATGCACCCAGCGCATCAGTTGACGCACTAGCCACCCCAGATCTACCGACATCGCCAGCACCGCGCCTAGCCTTACCGTATGCTTGGCCAATGCCAGCGGTCCTTAGCGAGCCAGTACGGAGCCCGTAGCCCTCATTGTCAAAATAACCATGAGTTGATTGTGTATTATTGGCCAAGTTCTGATCAAGGTCACTCTGTGAGAATACGCTATCAAGTGCAGGTGTATCTTCATTAAGGATCGCCATCCTGTCAGTTGAAGAAATTACACTTTCTATCTTGGAAACAGAAACACTTTGCCCAGAAGAAATCACCTTATTGAATGCGTCCATAACAGAAGCTTCTATATCGGGAATGTTTTGAGGATCTGCATTTGCCGCCCTTCTTGAAAAGACTGCACGCAACACCTCTCTATCGCTTGAATTTCTCACATTATCTATATTGCCGACACGTTGATTAGGCATATTAATTCCACTCCTTACTGTTCTTTAACTCCTCAAGGATTATTTTGAATTGGTCAATGGTTACACCCGCATGGTTTCCAGCGGATCCACTATAATAAGAATCCCCATTATTGCCTGGAAGTGCAGCCCAGATCTTAGACAAAGAAGTAACGGCCTTATCAAGACCCTCACCCGTCTCTAGGTAGTTCATTAAAGCTTTGTTATTCCCGAGAGTGTAATTGAATAGTCTTATTTGATTTATTTCGTTAAACGGTGCCGTGTCTGGGATGCCAAGTGCTTTTTGCGCAGACTTCAAGGTGTTGTTTATGTACTGGAATGCACCAGCAGCAAAAATGCTACCACGAGTTTGGTCTCCCTTCACTGAACCAAACGTGCTTGAGCGGTCTATACTTGCCGAAACGTATATACCGTCTTTTCTTCTATTCGCGGCATAAAAATTTTCACTAGATTCAATCTGTGAAATAAGATCCCCAAGTACATTGAACCTTCCAATCTCATTATTGGCTTCCCTCATCTTCGAGTTAGGAGAAAAGTTACTTTTATAACCTGCATCAAAAGCTGGTCCGCTTGCGGGCGTCTCAGATAGAGTAGTAGGAGTTGCAGAACCACTACTACCGGTACTATCATCAGCAACTTTATTTCTCCCTGCGATCCGGAATAGAGCAGCCATTCGGTGGCTCGCTGTACGTCGAGTTATTGATTGTCGAGTAAGGCCAAACGCCGAATTAGGCGCATGGCTTAAACTGCTAGGCTCATCCTCTGCCCCCATAAGCATTCCCATTGTAATAGGAACGTCGCCAAGTTTAACATCGCCATTCACTACCTTAAGTTGCTTGTGATGGGCCTCAATGAATGAGCCAAAGCTTTTCAAATCTCGCTTTACTTCATTAAAACTAACAGAAGTCAATTCAGCTGCCGGAGTGACATTTTCAGTGCCAGGAGAACCACTGTTTTCTGTATTCATAATCTTATCAGTTGCGTCAGAGAAAGAACTACCAACTTTTATACTACTCGTACTCGTACTGCGGTCTACGGACGATTGAACAGCTGGTCCACCAGCCGAACTAGTATAGTCTCCAAATGCAGAGTCTCTAATCTCACGAAGTGCTGCCATTCTTTTTGCTGCATCTTTGACGACCTTGGCAGTGGCATCAGCAAACGTAGATGATCTTATTCTATCGGAACTAGCAGAAAACAAGTCTCTGCCAAGCGAACTAGCGTTAATTGAACTAATCAAAAGTTCAAACGCTCCCTTACCACCGCTACTAAAGTCGGGGCTAACATTAAATGAACCATTCTTGTTAGACCCTACAGTAGCCTTAACCATATCAATAAATCTTCCAGTATCTCCTTTGGTAATGGTCCCGTTAATGTACTTCATAGAAAGTTTTTTTAGCTCTGGGCCGGTCCTACTGTCGGAACTTCCGGCATAAACCCTTGCCAATGTCGCAATAATCGCATTGCTTATGTTGAGTGTATTATTTGCCCGATTATTCCGACCGCCACCACTGCTATTCTTTTGGACTTCCGTTATAAAGTTGCTCGCAAAATCGTCTCCAAAACCAGCAACTCCCGGACCATCCTTCTTGTAAAGACTCGTATATAAATCACTAAGGGACTTGTCTCTGAGTACGAACTCGCCAGTACCTTTGCCATCCGCAACGCCTTCACCAACAATTGAAGTTCTAATCAAGTTGTCTATAGAAGCAATGCTGTTGTTGAACTCAGAAAACTTCTCAACTGCAAGATTGTGCCTTTTTCTCTCATCTGCAAAATTGGTATTTGCGGAGTTGCTTATATTTTGCAGCTGTTGCAGCTTTTTGAATTTTAAATCAGCTTCACGCGACTTGTTGCTATTATTCATGGCCTCGATTCTCGATGCCTCTTGCTCTATGGTTTTATCAAACTGTATTCCGCTACGATCAAACTCTTTTTTGCGCTGATCCATCTGCTGGCGCAACATGTCCCGCCTAATGTTATTATCATTTACGTCACTCTTCATCTTCAATAGCTGAAGGTTCATTTCTCTTGATTTGATAGCATTGTTCTTTTTGTTCTGAAGGACAGAAACAAGAAACTCAAGTCCACCTTGCCTTGTAGCCATTACGAACACTCCTCATTATTTTTTGTTTTTCCCATTGGAAAGTCAGCCTATGCCAGATGCGAGCGACACGCCACTAGAAAGTAATGCACCGATACTCCCGATTTTGTCCCAAATATCAGGCTTTTGCAGGTCTAATTGCTGTTGCTGAATGTTGAAGTTGTCCTCATGCTGAAGTATCTGCAACCACGTCCGCTCGGCGTTAAGCTTGTATTCCTGATCCTGCTGATTGACTTTATTTACAGCATCCATTGACTGACTTGCGATATTCCCAATGACTGAGTTTCTGGATTTAATGCCAAGTCCAGAGAACTGCATTCCTGAATTATTAATGGACATTCCACCTTGGCTCATGGCTGACATTCCGGATTGTGAGATCCTTTTGAATGCATTAGACAAAAGACTTTGACGATATTCTGCACCCAGTCCCTCTGTAATTCGATCCTTGAACCCAAATGTTGTTGCATACTTTCCGGCCATAGTAAGCATTTTTCCAGTCTTGGGATTCGGCATAACTAATCCTCCTTCTAGTGTGAGAACAACCTACCACGCCTCAAAAGATACACGAGGTGCCTGCGATTAGGAAAGTTCGGGAAAAAGGACTCAAACGCATCGTACCCGCCAAGAGCTGTAGTGAACTCCCCATTTGAATCATCATTCGTCTTTGCCAAATCAGAAGCAGCCTCGGCGCTACGATTGGCATACTCGGCAGCAGCCTTGTCACCCTTTTCCAATGCAGATTTAACTTCATCCTGAAGCTGGTTCAAAACCCTTGATTGCTTATTCGCTCCAAACATTGGAATGTTTTCAAGAAAACTCTGAACATGCTTCAGCGTTTCACTACCTGTCATCTTGGCAAGATCACCAGCAATGCCGGCAGCCGCTTCCCCAACAGCGGAAACACCAACAAGGCCACGGCTCAATGCATCAAGAGTTGTACCACGACTCAGCTCAAGTTTCTGATTAGAGAGACTGGACTTGTCTTGAGCTTGGCCAAGTTGTACAAGAGTGTCCGAACGAGAAGCCCCAAGCTGGATCTCGCTGATTCGTTGCTGCATTTGAGCAAGATTCGATGCAGCATCAAGCTGATATGATACGCCATCGGCACGAGATTGAACCTCACTGGCTCCTTGGCTCCCAGTTGGTGCAGCATTGCCGTAATAACGAAGCTGGCTCCTGACGCCAGACAGAGAGTTTGGAGCCTGAATTGGACTTGTCTTCAAATGATCTGCAAGGTTTTCAAATGACATCTTTGCCTCCCTAGAACGTCCCGCTTGTGGAACTCAATGCTTTTCTTAAGCGATCAATCTCAGAAGACTGACGCTTGACCAACTTCTTTATCGAAAGAAGATCTGTTTTAAGTCTTTCGACTTCACCACGAACTACTTCAGCTTCTTCATCTTGAAACTGATTCCCAGACTGTTCAGATAACCTCTCCAAAACGTTGCCTCCTTTACCTGAATCTTGAATCCAACACGGTATCCACGTACAGACGCACTTATCCGAATCATTCGCCCGTCAACATATTCACCAGAAGTTGAAACAGCTTGGCCATCGTCACCAATAGCATCAACACTTACAGAAGATGCAGGCAATACCGAATATGGATTATCTCTAACCATGTCAAGATAAACACGCCTGACCTTCTTTATCACTTCAGGAACGTTCATGTCCTTCATCCCGGTATCAATCGTCCAATTGAATCTTTCTACCGCTGTTTTAGAAAATCGTCCAATAACAATAATTGGAAGATTCTTTGACGAAGAATGAGAGCTGAAGTACGGTATGTTCGCAACAGTAAACAATGACATTATGTTCTGGCCAGTTAGCGAGCCGCCGAACATATGCGTGTGCCAAGCACCACCAACAAGATCGTAAACGTACACGGGATGCCCATGAGAAAGCAGCCACAATTGACGAAGGTCTTCTCTATAGAGAAGCCTATATGCTGAACCAACGATACTTCTGTATATGTTCTTTATCTCAACTTCAATCGGAGTAGGCTGCTTGCCAGCAAACATCCACAAATGACTTTGGTCACACCAGAACACCCCAAATGGAGTCATAGCTATCAAGTTCTTGTTAATGCAGCCAACATCGTAATAAGCAGCTACTTCTCTCCACGAAAGATCTGCTCCACCAGAAATGTCAAAAACATAGGTGGATGAAGAATGATGAGCGATGATGTAACTCTTCATTGAACTTATAGCTACACCGTGTCCATCATCACGAACGCCATAGCTAATAAAGTTGTCTGAACGGAACGATGAGAACTTCCCAAATTCCGTATACATCAATTTAGACGGCTTGTTTACTCCGTCTTCAACAAGGTTAAGGCCAAACAGCCGACCTCCAGCAGTCCCAATATGTCGGGGCCTAACTTCGGGCAACGTGCTTACATCGATGCTGCCAAGTTCCGTCTCTAACGAAGGAACTCCCTGACCAGTTTGTCCACGATCACGGCCCATGGCAAAAGTCGTTGAAAGACCGGGATCGTTCATCCCTAGATTTGTACCCGTGCTTAATTGGGCAGATGGACTTGCATTGAGTAATTCATGATTAGTCGATTCACTTATTTTGAAGTATCCACGATAACAAATAAGATCTGAGCCAACCATGTTATGATCGTTAAGCATCCGTTCCGTGCCCGGACCAACGTACCTTCTCCCAAAAGACAAACTGGAATCGTCAATAAAGAACGGAGTCGGAGTGGAGCATCCGACAATCATTGAGTCATAATGTTCAAAATTCAAGTCAAGGGGATCGCCAATATCGATAAGTGTTTTATTGTACTTGTCGAAAATCCTTGTACACGCAGGTATGTCAACCCGGATCCCGAGACTGCCAGTACGGTTATGGTACAACAACCCAACTAAAGAAACAGTAACGTCTCCTTCATTGTAAAGATGAGTGGGCATATAGGCAATAGACGTAAGATTAGCACGAAGCTTGAACCACCCAGAAGTTTCCTTGATTGTATCAAGCTCTAACCCGTTCTTGAATAGGTGCCCGTATCCAATCCTTGACATCGGCCGCGAATAGTTCTGGGTAATTACTGGACCAAGCGGGAAGGGGTAGTTCACGTCATTATATCTAAATCCAAGAACATTCTCATTTTCAATATAAAAATAGTCCTCATTAGGTGGCAAGTTTCCATAATGTGGGGGCAGTGAAAGCTCTACGCTTTCATCTGGATTGATTAAATCCCGAAAGCCATCAGCACTCAATGGAGTGATATGCAAATCACGATAATTGTTCTTGTCGTAAATCGGTGCAGTCATAATCAATTCATGGTCAACCATTGGCGAAATTCCACCTGATATAACCTTTCGATATAGTCTTATCTGAGAGATACCTTCACGCAGATCTGGACTAACGGCAAAGGATACACCAAGATCAAACGAGTCTGTAGGAGCAGGTGCATCAATGGAAACTACTGCGGGCCCACTTGGCGCAGAGATCCCACCATCTGAATAGACAAAGACAACGAGATATTCAACTATTGCATTCCCATGAAATCCATACGCTCGACTATCCAACGTGTCTTTTCTTTGAAACTCAACAAGCAATGCAACCTTGCTTTTCGGCGAATTCAAAAGCCAAGATTCTATTTCAGTAGCAACTTCACCACGTCCCGCCCTGTTGTATCCATATTCAGCAGTATGGAATGTCCTTACCTCTGGACTTTCGTCAAGTGAGTTTACAATCCACTTACTAACTGATGGCTTCTGCCCATAAAGATCGTCTGCGGGTAGTATGTATTTCGGTGAATTAAACATTCCGTCAACAGAATACCACGAAATTGAAATAATTTGATTAACGTTGCCAAGCGGGTCTATACTTGACAGATATACAGTTGACCCGAGGAACGTAACCTCAAGAGAGAGGACATCAACTACATTTGGCAGGACTAATTTATAAGAGTTAGGCCCTCCATCGACATAAGACTCCCCCCATGGATATATATATGCCGTTGACTTTAATTCAAGGTTGTCTGTACCAATGAAAAGATTCCAACCATTGTCATAATTTGAAGTAGGGTCCCCGTTAATGTGAACGTACTTCATTGACCCATCAGTTGGGATCGCATCTGAATTCAAGATCACTCCGTCACGGCACCGAATGCGCCCGCCTTCATCCATTTCAACATTCAACAATTCAAGAAAAAAACCCTCCCGGATATCACCTTCAGTTATCCCCTTGCCCCACTTTATCTGGTCAAGTTTCCTTGGAGTTGTCCCTGTACTAGCCATCAGCATCAACTCTAATGATATTCGTTGACGATGTGAAGTTGTCGTCAACACAAGTTGCCTTCATGCTATGCTCAAGGATCCTCGATCTTGTATCCATTAACCTTGACTTCTCCACAGAGGCAACATCAGCCTTGTCTTCAAGGAGCCTTGTTATCACACGGTAACGAACAAGCTTCATCTGGGCATTGGACAATCCTTGAATCTCGATAGACGGGTCAGACGGGACCGCTACCAAGCTCTTGAATAAATCCAGGTCAGTATAGGGGGGCGGCCTCAACGCTCCTGTAAGCTCAAGGCTGGCCCCACTGGGAGCTCGTGGATGTACAATCAACTTCCCATTAAACATCGACCAAAAGTACCTAGATCTTATCAAGGTCTTCACCTTCTTCTTCAGCAGACTTAATCTCCTCAAGCGCCTTGTTGAATCCAACTACTTCAAGTTTCGCCTCAATAAACAGGGTTCGTACTTTGGCAAGCTCGGATTCAGCATCAGCAACACTACGCTCAGCGACAAGGTAATTTTCGTATGCCAAGTCACGCTTCTTCTCTAACGATTCAAGAATCATCTTCATTTCAAGCTCCCTTGTTAATTAAGCAAACACAGACGTTTTGTACCCAGGTCCAGTCAAATCCTTTACGGCTAAAACCTTCTCTATCGTTGTCCCTACACCAAGAGGCCACTGAAGATCAACAAAAAACATTGAGCCTGGAGTGGCAATATCAAGACCCCTAATTGCCGCATCAGCGAGAAGCGACGTAGTGAAGTCAGGATATCCAGCAGCCTTGTCAAAATACGGAATCTTAAATGAACCGTAAGAGCCACTCGTGCTGTTCATGTTTGCGGGAACCGTTCTTGTAACAACCTCTCCAGTAGGAAGAGCCTGCAACAGTACACGACTGCCTGTATCGAAATCCGGTCCCCACGAAATGCCACCATTACCGCTCAAGTGGTCCTTGAACTCAAGAATAACTTCCGATGTGTTTGCAACGGACGGATCTGTTCCTCCAAGTACCCGTATTGAACCAGACTCCGAGTACATGTAATTTGACGAATTAACTGAATCGTTAATAAGGCCAATCTTACTGCCAGCATTTTGTCCGATATTCAATAAATTAACACCAGCCATTGTGCTCATCACTATGGCGCTACCAGTGCCTAGCATGATCATAGACGAAGACACGGAAAAAAGTGGGCCAGAAAAGACCGCCGTACCCCCTGACATCAAGCTGCCATTTATAGTTGCCTGCCCATTCACGCTAATAGAACCAGTATTGAAGCTTCCGGTAAGTGTCAGTGAACCAGCAGTTAAATTAGAATGAGGAACCCCACCATTATTTTCTTCAACCTTGAAGATACTGACACCATTAACCAAGAAGTCGAAATACCCAGAAGAAGAGAACAATGCGCCCGATCCAATCTTTATTCGAACGTCACGCGTCGAAGGAAGTCCGGGGTTGTTGTTAATGTCACCAATTGATATTGACGAAGCTGTAAATGCATCGGTAATTAATGATTCTGAAATTATGGAAGTTTCACCAAGTGCAGACGTACCACTAGCAAGACTCTTCCCAATAAAGATAGACGGAACCGAACTTGGATTAGAAACATTGCCAATAGCCAATGCACCCCTGAACCCAAAACCAAAAGACTTGGCATCACTTGACCCAAATACAATTGAACCCTTTGGGTCAACCCCAGACCCAGCATTAAACAAATCAATTGCTGCATCCGTATCAAGTGAACGAATATTGACATCTCCAGCATCGGCGTAAATGCTTCTCTTGTATGTTTTGGCTAGTAATGTGTCGAAGTAATTATCTTCGAACTTTACACCACTTGCCGGAAGCTCATCAAGTCTAAGTTCTGAACCCTTCAAGTAGCCTTGGCCAGTTGTAATAGCGGTTGTGTGAATAATACCTACACCTGTATTTATATCACCAACAGTAGTCAACGCTTGAACGGTTGTCGTCGGACCGCTTACAGCAAGATTCCCACTAATACCAAGATCCCCAGCACCACTGAGGGACACATTACCGGAAATGTTCAAAGCTACATTAATTTCACGACCCATGAGGACGTCGTAAATAGCCGCAATCGCCTCAAGCGGGCCATCAGGCTGCTGCCAGTATTCACGATTACTTGCTGTTACGTTATTGACAATTCCATTAGTCAATCCAGGTGCGCTTGCAAGTCTATTCGCTCTGCCAGTCAGGTTGTTCGATGGTGCGACCAAAGCAGTGAACTTGTTGTTGATTGCATTAAACGACATTTCCTATACTCCCTCTCAGTTCTTTCCACCTACGTTTTTCGGCCCCAACACCATCAACCATTACCTCGTCAATTCGTATCGTCGGACCATTAGAAAAATCAATTAAATGGTAAGACTGCGAAGCAGTAGTGATCCATGTAATCGTATGTTGTTCTGGAAATTCACGACTTACGTAATCGACCTCCTCGTTTATGTACTGGAGAACTGTTCCGACAAGATGCTCATCACCAGAAGGATCTCCAGCAGTTCGCTGAAGCTGATTTACAAAGTCCATTAACTTCATCTTAATCTCCAAAATTGCTAGAACCAAAAGTAGAGTTGCCAAAGAGCGAACTCGCGATTGAGTAGATATTCGAAAATACCCACCTACTCCACTTCAAGATACTCATGCCTCTTCCCCTCCAAACTCAATCTTTGAATTAATCCCAACAGCCTGCAACTCCCTGGCTACAGAAGCAGAGATCAATTGAGAAACCTCTTTGTTCCTTGATGCAAAATACTTCGACTTCGCATAGTCTACAATAAGATGATGCCACTCACTGCCGATGTCGGTACTTGCATTATCTGAAACATATGACGAACTATAGCTATGTGACCTTTCTGGACTTTCCGAAACAAGAAATTTCGTTAACTCCATGTCCGGGATGTTAGGGACACTAAATGGACCTCCAACATGAAACCCGTCTCCCGATCCACTAGACCATCCATAGTCAATTCCGAAATTCATGACTTGGCCCATGTACTCGAATAAAAGAGATCCACCATTAAAGTTAGATGGATTGATGTTATAATTCGAGAACAAGTCACCAGATGCTAAATTTAAGATGTTGCTTCCGGGTGTAGACGTTATCCCGGAAATTAACCCACCATTAGAATTACGATTATACATGACCCTAAATGATAGCGGAACCTTTCGGTAAACCAAGGTTATCGAACCTGCATAACCTTGGCTTTCTGGAGCAACAGCGGGATTGTAGTACATTACACCATTGAAAAATGAAGCCATTGGTGTTTCGGAATATTCAGAATCAATCAAGAACTTTCGCTGAGAAACAATCGTTGCTGGAAGACTTATTGGGCCTCCGTATATATCCGGATTTGATGACAAAAGGATTCTGTTTTTCGCAAGGTTTACTGATTCAACTTTCAAGAAATCCGATGGTAGAGGAACCATACGCTGATCACCACCAACAAGACTTGCATCAACAGAATAAACTCTCATTATGCTATTGATAACTTCTGCCGGGAAGACAGATGCAACAAAGAAAATCCCTGCATCAATACAATCTGCAAAATTGAACACCGAGGGATTCATATTCAAGTCTCTAGCATCAGACATGAACGAAGCTTTCATTTCACCGAAAGTCATAATACTCCTTCAATGTTTTCAATTGGGAACTTGTCGATATATTGCAACTTCTTTTCCCATGCTGCAATATACAACTGGTACTGTTGCGGCTCTTCATCTTGGATACGTGCAAGTGCAGCAGCATATTCGACAACAAGTCCCTCAAGGGATGATGGTATTGATGTGTTATCTGGAGAATCGTCTTGGTTCTCAGAATCGTACATGAATGGAAACGGTACGTAATTAATAGAGTTGTAAATATCAGAACGAGGATGTATTTCAATCCTGCTTCCAGAAGGACCGTGAGTTATGGAATATATCGGATCAAATGGGGAACTTAGCTCTGGACTTGTGTTTACGATAGCCGAGTATTCTTCAGGAGAGAGTTTTGCACATAAGACATTTGTCCTGTATACAGAACTAATCCTAAACATCTTCTTAGATAGGTCGGTGTCATTGATAGAGCTACTTGCAAATGAGTCTGACTGGATGGTGTCACCCATTTCAGACAATGGAACAAATCTAAATACTCCTATTACTCCCTCATTAAGCCAGTCGGAAACTTGAGCCCTTGTTGGTGTAGTTGAAGTCGTAAGTTTCTGGTCAATCAACGAGCCAACTGCATCAATCATCAACCTTGCAGTACGCTTTACGGCCAGTCCCATTAACAAACCTTCCTTCTGGTGGGCTCAGGTTCACCTACATGAAGCCCAAGCCCACCACCCTGTCCACACGTCAATACAATGCCAAGGCCTACACAACCAGCTTCAGGACCGCATGCGTGGATTCATGAATTACTTGAATCCCCGCTTCTGTGATCATGTAGTCAAGCTGACCATCGGTCTCCAAGGTCCCGACATTCGACAACATCTGAGTTGGACGCAATGGGCGATACTTGATGTTTTTCATATCAAGAATTACCGCATAGTCCTTGAACCTACCACGAAGATGCTTGAATGGAACCATCCTAAGCGTACCAACAGGACTTGTCAAAGTTCGGATATTAGGAATACCCAAAGCATTTGTAATCGTATGGTCGCCAAACATGAATCCACCATTGTTGCCCTGCTTACCCGCAAGATTTGCAAGAACAACAAGCCACTCGTTACTAGCAAGCATAATCTTGGTTTCACTCGGATCATCAACAAGATCATCAAAGACCTTTGACAACAACGTGTGAATATCCGTAATGGTTGCAGTACTCCGACTAAGCATAAAGTCAGGGTTGAGATCGGCATTTTTAGTGACAATCCAGCCCGGTTTGGAAACCAAGCCGGTTGCCGCAAGACCAACACCAAGACCCTTGAACCTAGTCAACGGATTCTCAGTAGTAGAATCAATGACGCCATAATCGACGCCATCAATACCGCCAGCTTGAAACATCATAGAATATTCAAGCGCAGTCTTGTGCTGAATAGTCTTACGAAGACGCAAGATGCCCAACTCGTCGCCACCCCGCATGGAAACAGCCTTGAGCGTCTTTGTTACCGTCCAAGGAGTCTTGAAGATCTGCACGTAATTACGGAGACTACGTGATTTCTTCCTCGTCTCGTTGGGCAACCCAGAACCCTGCGGCATTCCCTGAAGGTGATCCTCCGGAGTAACAACAGTGACATCAACAGCTACAGAGCCAACAGTCGCCCAATTGACAATATTAAACGCACCACCGCCAACGGCAGCAGGAACAGCCGCAACCTCAGCGGACAGCGCAGATACACCAGTAGCCGCACTCGTTGCAATTACAATCGCATCCTTCTTGTTTCCGGGAGCGTTTGCACTAACATTTCCAGCTTGGTCATTAATGTAACGGTCACTTGCACCAGCAAGAGCACCCTTCTTAATGACCACACTAAAGGAATTGCCAGCAGCATTCTTAACCGTCATGTAGATCTGAGGAGGACCTCCAGTAAGCCAATCCCCATCTCCAGCTGGAGATGTTTCAATAGCTTGCCAGTCTTGCGGACTGTCGAGTTCAAGAAGAACCGTCTTGTTAGCGGCTATACCGTAAGTGACCAACTTTGCAGAAAAGTCACGAACAGTGAGAAGCTCATTCTCCATGTGGGTAAATTGAATCTCGCTTGTTGGCTTGGTTCCAGTTCCCTGCATCCAACTGATGAGCTTTGTTTGATCAGCACCGAGAAGGTGAATGATCGGTGAAATGTCCAAAATGAATCGGTCCGGGTTGTTAAACTCCGTGCCGTAACCAACGAACATGTCTTGACTGTTGGCCGAACCAACATTCGCACCAGCCGCTGTATTAAGTGGATTTTGCTGCCATGGCATTTAATTGCCTCCTGTTATAGATTATTAGGATCAAGCATTGTCGTGTACCGCGATTGCGAAACTCGACCTTGATCACTTTCTGGACTATCCGAATCTCCACTCATTCCGACAATGCTGGCAGGAGGCAATTCAGGTTGGCCGTTGCTTTTAGCAGGCTCCTTATCGCTTTTTTGTCCAGGATTATCAGGATTTGTGGGGTTGCTGGAAATAGGCTCTCCTCGCTTATCACGCAAGCTGGAGTACATGCCAAACATTTCCTCTGGGGTTAAGTCTCCGGGATTAATGAGGAACTTCACATAACGGTCTGCTTCATCCTCAGGAATCCCCCTCTCTTTCAATAAGTCCATGTGCTGCTTCCGTAGCGCATCGGCTACTTGTCCGCCCATGGTCTTCATGTCACGATCTTGAATGCTTTGGCGTCCTTGCGTATTGTACGAAGTTCCAAGATTCTCGTTCATGGCATTATCAATTTCATTATTAGCCGACTGATTCCCGACATGAGATCCCCCCATGTGCTCCATTACTAATTTTGTTGCATCGGCATTCGCATCAAGATATGCAATCACATCAATATACGGAGCAAGAGGAGCAACTTTTGCATAATCTTCTCTAGCCTTGATGCACTCATCATGCCAATACCTTTCGGCCTTCGACATGTTTTGAGGATCATCATTAATACCAACATCCGCACTTATGGAGGCCGGGTCACTTGCGTCTGATTCGGACCTCGGCGTAGCTACGATGACATTAGGAGGACTTCCGGGATCCTCGAATTTGTCCAAAGTAGCACCTGACCCATTTTCAATCACTGTCTTTTTTTCCATCATCAGCTCCAACTTTCTTTGCCTGGTTTAATAGTATGTGCTCTCTTGCCTTGAACATAGCAGCAGCAGAAGCACCTTGCGCAGAAACCTTGTTCCTCTCAAGCGCAAGTCTCTCTTGGAAGACACCAAGTTCATCACTCATCCTTGCCCGTACAAGTTTCTGCTCCATTTCAGTCTGAAGCATTTGAGTGTTAATAGCAATGCCAGCATTCGTAGCATCATTCTTGACCATTGACTGTTGCAATTGCCTACGTAGAGTTTGATTCAAGCCCTCAATCTGCTTCAATGAGTCCTCCATCTGATTCACCTGAGTTGCCAATTGCTGAGCCTTGCCCATTCGCTCAATCAATGCATCCTTATTCACAACATCTGTCTTCTTCAAAGCCTCTTCTTGGTCAATAATGCCGAGCTGGTACAACTCCATGTTCATCTGCAACAATGCCATCCTGTTTGTAGGCATTGAAGTTCCATCATATGCTACAATGTCATATTTTCCAATAGAAGGATCATTGAACTTCTTCATTTCTTTCGTAATCGGGTCGATACCCATCTGGTTCAAGTATATGTCCCTGTAGTCTTCATTCTTCTCACCGGCAATTCTCATTATCTTTGGCATCTTGTACAATGCTTGTGCATAGTCAACCATTACACGGCCAAGGCGCCTTAATGCATGGTTGGCGTGCTGAACCTTGAACTTGATCTTACGCTGTCCTGCTTCCTCTAGGGCCAACATGCCACGATACGTATCAGGAGCACCAGTGTTTGATCCCATCATGTTCGAAAACACGCCAACCGAATATTCCATTGCATCCTTCTCGAGACCCTCAAGCTGAAACCAACCAGCAGGAAGTTGACCTGGATATATAGGCTCTGGTTTATCAAACCCCTGGGTATACTCCAAAATCGTTCCAGCACGAGCACCAGTCTCTTCCCACTCCTGCTTGTCGACAATTGAACCACGTTGAGAAATCCAACGAAAGTTCGACATTTGAGAGGCATTGTGAATCATAATAGAATGACTCTTATTTATCACACGTTGCGTTCCCTTTAAAAGAGAAACATCTCCAGACACCCATGGTGTTCCGTTGTGGTGCAGATAGAACGGGATTATTGGATAAGTGTCCGTTGGCAAAACCGTTCTGTACAAAACAGTTGAACTGTCAATAGTCGCAGTAACGCGAACTCTGGTTCTCCATATCTTGTTATAGTGTTGGCCTTTTTTTGCGTAACTTGGGTCCCACTCTTCCGGAGTGTAGATTTCAACAGAGCCACGCTCCATGTCGAATACCTTCCAATACGGTACTCGAATCTTTTCATAATCCTCAATAACCCGAACAGATTCATCGTCATTGCCAATATAGCTGTAGTCGTTCTGGCTAAACCCGTACCCGTTTGTCCCGTCATTCAAGAGAGGATTGACAAGAGGCTTATCGTCAACTGGACCAATTGAACCCTTGGCCATGTTTACCACTTCCACCTGATCTGGAAAATTAAACTTCAACGTACTCTTTGGAACAAGTCTGGATATTTTTATTGATCTAGCATCAGACAAGTCAATCTCTCTGCTTAACGGATCTGGATATACATCCCACACAGGAAGACTCGACATTGTTACTTCACCAGAACCATCGTCAGCATACGGGTCTATTCCAATAAACAAATAGCCAGCACCAACAGAGAAGTAATTTGTAATGCATTGCTGATACTTGGAATCACCGTCGTTCCGCTGCCAGATCCAAGTAAGAATATCAGACCAAAGCGCTGCGATAGCAGGGTCAGCATCATCACGAGGTAGTGCCTTGAATGTGGGCCTTGTCGCAACAAAAATTGCTACTTCTTGAAGGATGATTGGCTTGATTCTTTCCACAACAACAGGAGCCATGCCATTCAACTTCATCTCTATTATTTCAGCAGCGGTATAATGCTTGCCATTAAAAAAGTCGTTGTCTTCGGCAACATTCTTTATCCAATTGGCCCTCGAAGACGAATACGATTCCCACTGAGCGAATATCTTTTTCGCAAGAGCTGCACTCTTTATTGAATCGCTTTTCTTAATTTGGTCTACATCGAAATCCATGATTTCCCTTCGGGATTTTCCAAATCATAGGAATCTCCAGATTTTCTAGACAATGAAAAGTTCGCAATTTCTGGAGGATGACTAACCTTGCAGGCATAATAAACAGCATCAAGAATGTCGTCATGTGCAGCATTTGGAAATGCATATAGTTCGTTTCTGAATTCATTCATATCTGACCTCTGGAAGAACCTACCAGAAGAAAACAATGGCTGCAACGACTTTATTCTTGAATTTTTTGAAGTCCTTGGCTTTGTCTCCACTATCCCAAACATTACACCTCGCTCAACCATCTGGTCTCTGAACTCATTAGCAATGATTTGCTGGAACTGTACTGTTTCAATGTTTATTGTAGCTGCATGATACTTTTCGCCTATGTAGAATATTGAATCAATAATGACCTTCATGCTGTTTGTCTTCATCCTCTTGTATTCTAGCAGATACTTATTCCCGTCAAAGTCTGTCGCAACTGCGGCAACTACAGACCAATCCGATGATGCACTAACGCTGATTGCAAGATCAACACCAACGCCAACACTCACTGGTGTTATTACATTCCCAATCTTCAGCCAACCAAGCCCATTGTGAGCACTGAATCCATATTCAGCATCACACGTTAAATTCCAGTCTGGATTGAATGTTTGGTCATCAAGAGAAATCGCCACGTTCATATACTCCTGCCAAAAGGCATCAGGAGTACCACGAGCATTGAAGCTAGCCTGAAGAGCCAAAAGCTTCTTCATCGGGAAACGTTCAGGCCACAACGGTCTACCAGCAGAAAGGTCCCCACCATCAGAACCAACTATTGCCTGATAGTAGTGAGTCTTGAATGCTGGATCTACTTTTAACCTGTTCAGATAGGCACGCTCGTGAACGATCGTCCCTATTGTGATCAGCCGCCCATCGTCAGCCAAGGACGGCTCTACGGCCTTTGTGATCCACTTGATGTTCTTGTCAATCAATTCAGGAGTAGCCGAATTCACCTCAGACTCGAAATCGTCCATGATAATATCATTCGGACGAACCACCGAATCAGTCCCATAGATCATTCCACGAATCTTTTGACCGGTGCCCTTTGCTACAATCCTACAATGGTTCTTTGTGATAATCTCATCTTCAGTCCATTTGTCACCAACAAGATTGCCATAGTAAGCCTTTAGTCTTAAATTTCCCTGAAGGTTGTTCTTTATTACCGTGAGAAAATTTATCGACTGAGCTTGTGATTCCGAAATCAGGATGGCAAAATAATCTACACTTTCTGGAGAATTGCATATCTTCCAAAGAGGATAACAGATTGCAGCCATTGTTGACTTTGCATGACCACGAGGAGCGATTATTGCAAGTCTCTTAATCGACTCATCTTCCAAGTCTCTTTGGATCGCGGTATGAAATGGAGGAGTTTTAGCATAAACAACTTTTGGCAAAAAGATCTCCATGAAAGCCTTCATGCTCTTGCTGCAAATGCTGCGAACTTGTTCCCGCTGGTCCACAGATATACCTACTCCTTCGAAATACCAATGAAAACATCTTCTCCATCAATAATAATCCGATTGAGCAAGCGAAGAGCATTGGCTCCTTCATACAAGTCGATGCTGCCGTCTTCAATTGCATCATCAAGGAAGTCGGCGATAAGCTGCAAATCAACAGCAAGTCGCCGAATGTCAAGACTCGCTTCACCAATAGAACCAACGGTGCCTTCACTAACGCCCTTCTTTACAGACCGAGCAACTGGCTCTATGTATTCAGAAATGGAACCAAGTTTATCTGAAATAAACTTCCATGCCAATTGAGTATAGTCCTTCATGTCAACCCCTCTTGATTGATAATACAAGTTCCCTGACGTTCTTCAAGACAGAAAACACGCCAACAGCAATAGCGCCCAACAACCCACCATTCAGAATAATGTCCTTGGCTAGGCCAGATCCACCAGTAAAACTCTCGTAGACCATCCCGGCAGATGCAGCACCAATTGGACCAAGAATCTTCTGCCATGGACGAGACCCAGACACAAGACCAATCTTCTTACCGGTAGCCCCGCCAGCAAGAGAAGCCGATAACCCAGCAATGCCAACAACTAAATTACTCCAATCCATCTCTATCTCCTTCCAGTTTGTTCCCTGATTTCTTCCTGTAACGCTCAACGTCAAACTCAATATGCAAGTGAGAGTCACCATGAAGAATAACGTCGTAGTCTTCACCAAGCTCCTTCTTCATGTCAGAAAGAACAAGTTTTTTTACATCATCAGAAAATGCCCATGTCCTTAAGTCAAGAGCATACCCGTAATAATGATAACTCCCTATTCCATGAGCCCCGTCAGTTCCGGATGTTACCGTTACCTTGTTGTCACCATACTTCCAAAAAATACGCCCAGCAGCAAGAAGAACTTTTCTCATTCTGTAGCTCAAGCCAGAAAGACTTGCACCGCCTGCAAATTCTATGTTCAATTTACACCACCACCCGATATGTCACTAATCGCCTTGTCGTAACCTTCTTTTCGTATTATCCAAAACTCATTTGCCGTGATCCTCTTTCCAAGCAAGCGATGAGCCTCTTCATTCATTATAAGCAGATTTTCTTGATTGCGGTCTATTCTCTCAAGAGTTGATGTCACCATTACTGCACTTCTCGTTGTGGATACTGCAATCCCAATTATGGAGAACAATAACACTATGATTGAAATTGACGTTCTTGTGTCAACACCAACGAAAAGAGAGGGCTTGTCACTGCCTTGACTCATTATGGCTTCACTATCACACTTCCGATGAATGATGAAACAACGTCCTTTGTGCTTGTTGTTTCAATCTCAAATTGCAAATTATTTGCAACATATCCAATTGAACTCTCCCAAACAGTGGCACCTATAGTAAGAGAGAATTGATTAACATCTGGAGTGAGCCAGGCACTCCACGATCCATAATTTACTTTGTACCTGTACCGGTACTTTACCCCATAGTTCGCAGTTCCGTTATAAATAAAAGCAGATAGTGGCGCTAAAAAGACTTCATTAATTGTCGTCACTACAACTGGGCCAGGATCAATAACGAATACCGGATTAGTTGCCACATCTATATAATCAGAAAATGCCGAAATTTCGTGATTCCCGTAATCGTCTCGAACTTCTATCATCATGTTTTGGGGATTGGCAACCGGATCCTGATCGATATGATATGCAACATATTCAGGCCAAACACCGGGCACGAAGTTAGAGTACGCGTCGCTTGCGGCGTACTTAATAAGCCTGTAACCGTCTCCAATGCCGACAACTGGAAGCCATGACTGAGTTGCACTATCGAGATAATTAAGCCTTATGTAACCATAGAACGAACCAGTTATGTCGATAGTATAGATCGCGTATGGAGGAACCCCGATATACCCACCCTGAAAACTTACTCCGTTCAGCAACGAATATGACGATGGAGCTTGCGTTTCCAGATATACCCAATCAGACTCATCGACAACATTAGAATATGAAATTTCATTGTAAATGCTTCCCCTGAACCTTAACTTAATCTTGCCATTAATAAGATATCTCAACGTGGAAAAAGGAAGCGGTCTGGAAATTGAACAATGGATAATGTTTGGATCTGCTGTTAATGATGTGGATATTAGGTCCGTAACATTAACGCCGTCTACCCCAAGACCAGAATACCCGAGAAACTTCACTCCTGATATATCGAAATCCCCAATAGCCGACTCGAACATCATTAAGTAGATCTTTGTTCCAACGGTAGTCCAGTAGCTTGATTGCGGAGCATCAAACTCAACAGTAACAATGTCATCACCAAGAACCGTCAACACGGGTTGCGAAAGATCCCATGACATAGATATTGCCGATGCATGCACCATGAGAACCATCGCAATGACTAAATACTTCAACATTTACGCACCTCCCCCTAATTGTTCCAGTAGGTTAGTGAACTTCCGCTTGCATACGGAATGAATGATGCAGGAGATGTTGTAGATCCCCAGTCCAGCGGCCCAGGGTTTTCCGCATTTGACTTGAATATAATTGATCCGCCGTACAATATAATTGTTGGTGGATTGTAAAGTGTGCCACGAACGTAAAAAGAAATTGAATTTGGATCGGATACTGGAGATCCGACAAGATCCGAATAATCAATCTTATAAGAATTTACACAATTCACAGTTCCATCTAAATTCAATATTTCTGTTTCATAGATATCACTTGGTGCAATGTGAAATGTAACATCGTTCAAGTAGACCGTCCCGGCAAACTCAACATCTCCACTTACATATACATCTCCAGTTAACGTCGTGTCTGCTACAAGACCCCAAAGAGTAATTGACCGGTACGCACTCATTCGCCCATACCCAAGATTTCCAACACATGGCCCACCACAAGTTGATCCACCGGAAATATCATTGATAGCTCCACGAGCAATCATCTGCTTGATCTCTCCTGGATCCATTTTTGGGTACAGGCCCCATATCATTGAAGCAAGAGCACTTGCCTGAGCCGTGGCTCCAGACGTGTACGCTGGACTCGGAATGATGCCATATGCAACAAGATCGGGACCACTGCTTACATCAACATTCCCGTCCCAAAGCAAAGATTTCGCAGCAGTTGATCCAGCAAAATATCCGAGAGTAAATGCCGAATAAATTGACGAATCCGGAACAGGGACAATCCATTCAAGGTTCATCCAATCGTAATAATGACCCTCAAGTGACATGTACCCACAAACCCATATATTGGGCCCGTAGACAGTTGAAATATTCGATAATGATGGCTGATGGGTATTATCCATTATTGCACCGATAACCATAATGTTGTCCGAATTTGCAGCAAATGAATGAGTTGAATACGTCCCGTCATTGCCTGCGCCACAGGAAATAAGCATTCCCGTATTTTTTGCAACAGCAGCGTCCTTCAATGTTTGCCCCAAGTGGGACTCATTGACAACCCGGAAATCGGCGTTTAACGACTCAGCATAATAGCAAGCAAATGTGGAGGAAGAATGATTGATACCAAATTGCTTGTAGAAGCCAGGCTTCCCAGCCGATTGCCATGCCACGCCAAGAAGCGGAACATCCCACAGAATACCAACAGAACCAGCACGCTTGTCAGATAAATTAAAATTCAAACCCCATGGCTCGTTGTTCCCAACAGCACACATGAATGAAGCCATTTGGGTCCCATGCTGACCGTCCAGAGCCTGTAGAATATTGTCACTTGAATTGATGTCTGGCGTGTTATCCCATGAAAAAACATCCCAACCATTGTAATCATCAATCAATCCATTGCCATCATCATCAATGCCATTGCCCTCTATCTCATCCAAGTTGTGCCAAATGTTCGCCTTAAGATCAGGATGATGAATGGCAACTTCGTGATCCCTGAGGACAATACCAATACTGCTACTTGTTGTTATCCCCCAAGCACGCTGAACGTCCATCTGGGAATCAGAAAGAAAGTAAAGGGCCTTGTGAGACGGAGACGGAGAAAACGTTGGATTGCTAGCTGGAGCATCAAGAACATAGTTAAACCAAAAGTCATTGGGCTTGCCTCGCTTTGTAACTAGATGCTCGAATACCTGAGCTCCTCTTGACATATGCCTAGATAAAGCATCACCACGGGTCATGTTAGCTCCCCAGAGAGCTACCTGACTTCCACCAATAGCCGCTCCAAACGGAGACAATATCAGCTCGATAGACTGATCCGTTCCGACAATGGGGATCCCCCCAGCAGTAATGCCGTCAACATCCAACTTCAACCAAAGACGAGACCAGCCATTCGCAACCGATTCAGACCCAACAGAAAACATGCTTAAATCATTAGGTGATGAAAATGTATTGACTAGAGTAGCTCCAGTCCAAGTCCACTGAGAGATGAAAATATTACCACTTACAACCAATTTTATAATTACCAAACTGTTTACAACAGGCTTGGCGTAAATACTGAAGATAGCACTGCCACTCTTGTACTGGCCAAGACCAACAGAAGAAAAACCAGTAAGTCCACCAGTAGCAGTGTTACTCCACACCTGGGCCCAAGAGCTAGGCAAAGGGCCGGGAACCTCGCCGTTTATGACAACCATCTCAGAACTTGCAGCCCAACTCGATGAAGAAAAGTCCATTGTCTGCGGGAGACTGTTCGTTAAAAGATTCTCGCCAGACTCACGAACAACACGACGAACATTGTCTCGATGATGCCTTGAACCGCAAAAGCCAACAGAAGATGAAAGCAATGCAGAAAACAACAGAAGCACAGGCATGATCTTATTCATATTCAACAACCCCATCAAAAGTAATCGTTACGGCAAGACCAGCACGATATATGGTCAACTCGTCCGCATTGATGCCAATGTTGTAAATAGTACCAGAAACAAGATTGATGTACTTGCTGAACTCATCGCCAGAAGCAGTCCTGAAGCGGAATACAGTCCCACTATGAGCAAATGAAACACGACAAGAATCACTCACTGTGAAATTGTAAAGAAACGTAGCAGGAGAAAGTACACCAGACGTAGACCGAATGCCAATTGGAACAACATGGGGAGTTTCTGAATTAAGTACGCTTACAAAAGAACCGTGAATACCATGAGGATTTGGAGTACTAGAATATGATGGGACTGATATTAGACACATCAAGAGCAGCAGGAGCAACGTTATTCGAATCATCCGAATCACCTTTCGTCTCTTTTTCCTCAACACTAGGAAGATCGGATGACTGCTCCAAAGCAACCAAATCTTCAACAACATCCGGGACAACCTCAGCTTGAGCATAACCAGCCAATCTGTCAAGTGTTTCTTGTGGAATCGCAGGAACCGAAATAACATCCCCAGAACCATGACCATCTAATCCACGGAACTGTGATATCTTATTCAAAGCAGATACTCGTGCCGACTCATTCTCACCAAGATCAATAATAGACTTGTAGCTCCTCAATAACCAAGATAAACTCATGCCCTCCTTGTCCAAGCTGTCACCAAGACTTGCCTGTATCTCTCTCTTTACTAACTCTTGACCCATTAAAGCACCTACCCGACTCTTTACATAGGCAATCCTACTAGGAGAAGACGGATTCTTAGACGAATACGCCATAGGATAAGCTAGCACAGGATCAACCCCAGATGCAATCAAAAAACAAAACTTTCTTAACTTGACAGTCAAATTGACTGGCAAGCCAGGATTCTTCCCGGTAAACGTAAACCGAGAATCTCGATGCTCAGTCGTTAACCGCCCTGAACGAGTTCTCGTATCTATCGTCATTGTGCAAGTTCGTAATATAGAATTGTTACGGGGAACATCAGAACAATGTAGTATCTGAACAACAAAACCATCGTCCGTTAATACCCAATCACCAAGCTTCGACTTTCGCCAATCCTGAAGATAGCTAATCCCCAAACGGTCGGCCTCACGCGCCCCGTAAATACAATGAGACTCACGACGACCACCAGAAGTACCAAACTCAACTACTCGCAACGCGGGACTTCTTCGGAGAAGACTTAACAGAAGACCCACCAGTAACAGAATCCAATACCAAATACGAACGCAACAAAGACTCTAACTTCAAAACACGAGCCTCCGCTGCTAATGCACGATCCTTCCAAAAACCAACCATAATCAACCCTCCTAAACTCAACGCTAATTAATTCACTCCGCTAATGACTACGCCATTAGCTACGCTAATCGCCTGCGGGGAATGATCTTTTTTCAAAGCCAAAAAGATCACCGATAGTGAACCTTGCAGGCTTCAGTTCTGTATACTCCGTATCCAGAACCTCGGCTGAATAAATTCAGCTCCCCTACGGCGAGGAACGAGTTGAGTTTAACATGACAAAAAAGCAATGTCAATACCTTTCTGAAAATAAAACCAAAACTAATAAATAACTGCCAAAAAAGAACATATAGAATTTGAAAAAAAATAAAAACAAAAAATAAAAATAAAAAATACCCAGCGGGAAAGTTCGTTTTTATTTTTGACAAAACTTTCCGTACATGGCTTTAACCCTATATACCTTTATACTAAAGGTCTATCCGTTAGACTTTGTTATTAAATTATATTTTGGTCTTATTTGGTTTTAACTTTAACTGGAGGTTCGTAATGAGTGACGAAGAAAGAATTGATCTTGATGGTGGAGCTGCTGGAGCAGTTGATCCCGTAGAAGTGGAAGCAATCTTTCGTGAGAAGATGAAGGCATTGCAAGGAGCCTGTCTTAAAGACGAAGGTTCGTCTGAAGATGCAGCGAAAGCAGCATTCATTAGAATGGCAATGGACTTCGGAGGAGTGCAACAACTAGGTGCAGTGATGGATGCCTTCAACAAGAAGGAAGATGCATCTATGTTCTCATTCCAAATGGAAAGGAAGAAAGAAGTTACTCGATACAGTCGGTGTTACGACTTGTGCGAAGTGTTTCTTCTGAAGAACGGAGGACATTGGGAAAACAATGCCAGTAGAGACTACGCTAAAGGACGCGTATTCAGGTCGACAATCGAGCCAGTACTCAAATCCATAAACGCATTCATGTTGGAAAGTAACATGAATTGGAA